AATATAAAAACCTTATTAAAGGTTTGAATCATAGACACAGGTGAACCAACAGTTTCTCCTGATGCTGGATATGGTATATCGTACTTAACTGCTACATTTGATACATCAATTGCTACGGCCTTTGTATTAGCTGCTAGTATAATGTATTCTTTTTGTGATGTTCTTGGGTCTGAAAATAAACAAGAGCCATATACATCATTAATAACATCATCGTTTAATATTTGTATTTTTAGTGTACAACTTCCTGTATAAGTAAATGAACCAGTTACAACTAATGTAGAACCACTTCTAGTATATATGTGATTTTTATCTACATCCGAATCACTTGTTCCACTAATATTTAATGTTCCTTTGTTACCATCAGAACCAAATTTATCTATCTGACTAGCAGGTGTAATTACTAGGTTTGAGCCACTACCACTAGATAAAGCAATAGTACCAGCTACTGTCTCAGCACCACCACCAGCGTCACTTAACATATCGAATGGTAAGGTAAGAGCAGTATCTCCCACCGATAATGGTGCTAGTTCATTGCTAATGCCTTTTCTAGTTTGCCATTCACCATTTAAAGAAAGTCTACCATTTTCACTATTGGCTAACATGCCAGCTTGTAACTGGTCTGCTCTTAAACGATTATTAAACCCAATGAATCCACTATCAGCTTCTTCTTTGAATCTATCATCATTTTTTACATATGTGTCATATCTAGCCATTTAGCAATTCCAAGCTCTCCTAGACCAATAATTGGCTGACAACTTATTTGACTTACCTTTTATACCACCACTACGAGCACAATAACTTTTTTTGTTTTTAGGATTACTTTTCTTGATTGTCATATTGGCATCACCGAATCTAACAATTTTTTCTTTACCACCTTGGCACGCTTTCACGACAAACTTCTTACCCCCTTGGACTTGCCTTCGAGGTACATTGCACTTCATTTTGTCTTTATTTAGCTTAGACATTATTTTTTCTTAAATAAAACCAATGATAATAATAAAAGTCCCATTACAAAACCAACAAATGAAGGCTCTGGCACACTATTGTAATCTACCGAAAGTCTATAATCTACTTCATTCCAGTTGTATTGTGTTCCCTCGTATAGTAATCCATCAAACTCACTATATGCCCATTCCGGGATAGAGGGCACATAGAAATAATTGTAATTAGTTGATGTAATAGAATCACCCCAATCGTAATCGGATTCTTCTATAGCTAGTGGACGGGTTGTGGCTTCGTGGCTCATTTCTTAAATAAGGTTGTAAATATTGATGTAAATTCTTTGAAAATCTTTTTGATGAAATTGTCTTTAGGCAAAAACATCATAATAATAGATATTATACCAATGTATGCAAATCCCATACCTAGTAAGTTGTCTTTATAGTTTGTTAATATGTATTCTATCATGATGTGGGTGATACTTGTCTTATTGATTGGTCATTTGTATCAATAGGTGTTTCTATTATAGGTAATTCATTATTGACATCCTTTGTTTCTGTGCTAGGCTCAGAGGATGATTCTTCTTGAGACTCTTGTTTATCTTCAGTTTTTTGTTCTTGGGCTTGCTCTTGCTTATCTTCTTTACCTTTTTCTGAATCGCTTTTAGATGATTTATCCTCTTTTGTTTCTGATTGTTTTTGTTCTGACTCTTGGGATTTCTCAGTATTGGAAGGCTGAGAAGATTTATCGGAAGAAGCACTTGGTGAAGATGGTGAAGATGAAGATTTGGAATCCTCAGAAGAGGGAGTTTGAGATTGTGAAGAGGAGGGTGAGGCGATAGATTCTGCTTTTTCTACAAACTCTTGTGCGGCTTCTACCTTTTCTATCATTACTTCTTGACCCCAATCATTAAGTGAATCAAAGTCTACAAAAGTATCTATAAAGCTAGGAACTTCAAATCTTTCTTCTACTACATCATTAGCTACTGAAGCTACGAACACTTCAGTTTGGTCGATGGCCACACCTGTTTGAGCAACCGCAGCAGTTGACACAGCTACACTTCCGGCCGTACCTAGTTCGCTTACTTTTTGTACAATAGGTAAGTCTTTTATTTTTTCAACAAGAGATTTTTTAAGCGTATTACTAGCTGTTTTAGCTTGTTTAATAGCTTCCTTAGATTGCTCTCTAATTTCGCTAGAGGAATCCGAATCTTTTCCATCCAAGACTTGTGACAAAGAATCTCGCAATTCTTTGAGTTTACTTTTGGCAGTTTGCTTATCCATTTACATATATTACACTTTTTCATATTAAAAATTATTTAGATGTTTTTTTCTTACGAAAAATTCTATCATAGTTTTCTTCGTATTTTTTTTGATTGTACCCTTTCTTGGGTTGCATTCCCTTGCCCATATTAACTATATTTTACTTTCGCTCTTTTTGTGTTGGCTACGAATTGTTTTCCTTGTGCTCCTCCAGCTTTTTTCTTGCGAGCTGTAGCCGCTCTTTCAGACTTAGTGAGACTCTTGGCCTTAGCCATGGGAAGACAACGGTCGGGGTTTCTTTTATTTTTCGATGTTCCACAAGCACCCTTAATACTTCCGTCAGCACCTATTCTTACCCAATTTTGTTTTCGCCATTTTGCCAATTCTCCCATAATACATACTACTCCTATAAGTTTATTCTATTGTTTTTAAGGTCATCAATGAATTTAGCCTCTTCTGGGCTTAATGTGTCTACTACTCCTGACTGATAATCATCTAGGAGTTGATTAAAAGATTTTAATCCACCACCTTGAAATCCTTCAAACTTGCCTTCATCTCTTATAAAACCTTTTTTATTTAATTCGATAAATTTCTTAAAGTCATCAAATGTTCTTTGACCTTGTTGACCTGTAATCCTATCAGTCGCTTGAGAACCTAGCATATTCATCATTAATGAGTTTGCTATTATTTGTTGATTTCGACTATTATCCGACCTAGAACCCAATGTTACACCAACGGGAATAGGTGTATCATCAGTAGAAATAACAGGTGTACCACTATCGGTAAATTTCACAGAATCACTTACAGCACTTTTTATGCTACCATCTGGGTTATATGTGTATTTAAGTGGCACTATACTTTCTTTCTCTTCCCATAATTTGGGTCTTTACAATACTTCGATGCGGCCATGTTAGCATAGGCACTAGGGTACTTATCAAAAGTACGCTTTGCCCAAGCAATTCCCTTTGCACAAATTTTATTAGACTTTTTGCCTTTTGCCATAGCTTTGTTTCCTTACTATTTGTTTTGCTTCTTGCTCAGCCGCACAAGCGGGGCAACAAGATTTACCTTTGTCTTTCTTGCCTAGCACTACTACCGAAAATAATCTATTGTTGGCCATATTATTTACTTACAGCAGCACTCCCAAAGTAGAAAGAAATAATACTAATGATAGCTGTTTTTATTTCCGGGAGTATAATATACCCATGTAGGGTTTCATAGGTTGTGCCCTTGGAAAATCCAAACCACTTACTATAATCAGTAGCAACAGTAACTCCTTCGTCGCTGTGTGCTAAAATAAATGGTGCAATAATAACCCCAAATAGGACTGTAAAAACTATAATTCTTCTAGTCCAAGCACCAAAGGCATCCACCCTAGCTGCTGCTGCATCTGCACTATCGTCCGATGCTTTTTGTTTTTTAATCAAGCCCTCTGTAACAGCTGCTTGATTTTGTACTAGTGTACCAATAAGCTTAAATATAAAGCCACTTGCTCCACCGCCTAGCATTGCTAATAATTCTGTACTCATTTAAGTTCCTTGATTAATTTAATTATTGATAAAGTTGTTAAAGATATTATAACACCCTTGGACATTATCCCCATCATTAAGTCAATATCTTGTAGTGTATCAGTTGCTATCCAACCAAAAATTCCAACAGATAATCTTTGCAATGTTTCTTCCATCATTAAGATAATTTTCTTCTTTTAAAGGGACTCCCTGTTAACTCTTTTCTAGTTATTTCCTTAGTATCAAATATTTTTGTGTTATCTGCAACAGGTTGAGCCGTATATTTATTCTTTGACTTACTTTTACTCTCC